ATATCCATTGTTGTTGTTCACTACATAATACTTGTCGTCGTCTGCATAGAACTCCGTGGGATCTCCACTCTTATCCAGTGACAGGTTTACTGCTCCGGGTATCCTTTTCGGGACGCCGAACGTAGGATATCCGTTCTCATCGAAAGTTACTACTGCCGCATGGACATTTTTCAGGCCATACTTAACCTTATTTGCCATTTCTTTTACCTCCTTATGGTTTTAAAGTTCATATAAAGACTCATACATCTGTTCTGAGTCTATGTAAGCCGTGTCTGCGGCTATAGTGTAAAACAATTCTGCTGCTTCGAGCTTTTCTTCGACTGCGGCCATGATGTCTGCCATCTCTTCCGGATCGGAGCTGTACAGCTCCAAGTCCACATTGTCGCCATGATGATAAGTCTTGTCGTCTGCCGAAAAGCTCTGAGTGGCTACACGTCGATAAACTGCAAAAGGCAGGGATATCGGGTCTTCATCCGTGAAATGGTCATATGCGTAGCCCTCAATCGTCTCATTCTGTACCAGCTGGTCACAGATTTCCTTTATGATTTCATCCTTTCGCAATTTTCTCTATGGCCTCCTCCATATTTTTGATAGCATGTTCTTCAGCTGGTGCTATGTGCACCTGAGCCGGTATGCGTCCGAGTGTACGGCCTCCCCGTTTGAGGACATGCCCTTTTTCAAGGAGATGTGCAAGTTGATAATCCGTTCGGTTGTGAACGATCGCGCTGGCTCGCATCCGGTTGACCGTCTCTTCTTTAACTGTCCAACCCTTTTTATACCTTCCTTTTTGTTTGGTATGTTTTCCGACTGGCGCTTTAGACTGTACTTCTTCCTTGGCAATCTTTGCGACCTTCTTCACGGCCTGTTTTGTCTGTTCCATGAAGTCATCAGCATATTCTTCCAGGATATCGCCTATAACCTTATCAAGATCATCGATTTTGCACTTTACATTCGACATACATCACCCCTGCGGTTCTTCAGGTTCCACCGGGTCGGGCGTCGGCTCCGGCGTTGGATCCGGAGTGGGCTCTACAGGTTTAGGTCTGTACTTAATCTGTACGGATTGCAGCTCCCATAAGTCTACGTTCCGTTCCGGTTTTTCCTGGATACGGACTATCCTGTACTGCCGTTCGTCTTCGGTGATCATTATTGCAATGTTCATCCGGTTTACCAGCTTCGTGTGTGGCACCTTGATTACTCTGTCAATACGATTGCCCTCGGCAGATGACTGTGACTCGTAATATCTCCGCACGCCGACCGACTGTTCCTCGAACCTCAGCTTTGCTATCACAGAGTCGCCTATCGTCCTATTTGCTTCAGTATGTACTTCCACAATCCCGTCTGGGAATGTTTCAACTGGTTGATTCGGACGCATTGGCTACCTCCCATATCATCCTCAGCCCGACTATATCGGACCGGTAATTCTTTTTGAACTGATCGACCGCACCGGCACGATCATATAGAAGATAGTTGAACAAGAGCTCCTGAGCGCGATAATTTGTATTTTTACCGGCGTAGGCCGACGTATCAACGCCGGTCTTCGCCGATATATAACTTATTCCGCGCCTCAGCTGCCCTTCGAGCTTAGCATCGCTATCTTCATCTTCCCAGGTAATGTCAAGGAAGTTCTTCGCTTCAGCAAGAAGCTCCTCGGATATAACTATGGCGCTCATCGCACTTACCTCCTGCTACTTACTCTTCTTATCCTTCTTAGGCTGCTCAGCTTTTACGTTTCCCTTCGGGGAATCGCCGCCGGCTGCTATAGTACAATGTACTCTCATGGTTTGCCTCCTATTCTGCTGATTCCAGGACAAGGTTGCTGAGGTTGTAAGCCCTTGTGGTTACTTCACCCTTCTTATATGCCCTGAATACAATGCTCTGAGTATCCTTGTTGGTGATACGGAATACACAGTCCTTATCGGAATCAAGTTCCTGCTCTCCGTGACTGATCTGAGCTCCTACGAACTCTACAGTCATCTTGTCGGCTGCAGGATCGCTGTCGAATGACAGAGCTAAGAAGTTACCCTTCTGAAGTTCAGGATCTCCGCTGAATCCGGTAAAGTCATCAACATAGGCGAGTGTACCTGAGATTTCATTGCTCTCTACGGTTACGCCGCTCTGCAGGTTGCTGACAGTGTACCCTAATACGCTTGCATGTACGTCAGCTTTGACATCCAAGCTTACTAAAAATTTGACGGGTCAATGGTAATGACCTCAGGTACCAGTCTCTTCAGGCCGCTGATGTCGAGCCTCAAGAAGCTGTTGTTGTCCTTAGCACGACCGTTAGCGTATGCTACGATCTTGTAGTATCTCTGATCCTCGAGGAACTTGTAGTCGTCTGAGAACTGGATGCCTCTCTTGCCGCCTACGCCGAGGAAATACCTCTTACCCATACCAAGGATAGCCTCATTAGCAGCACAAGCCACCGAAGGAATGATGGTGGTAGGATAAGGAAGCACGTCGTTGACATACTTGCCATCCGGAGTCATGATCGTTGTAGCAGGAAGTACCAGCTTGTAGTAGTCCTGCGGATTGCATACGAGGATAAGGTCGCGAACCGCGCGGCTCTTGCCCTGCTCGTTTACAGCAAGCTGTGCTACGAGATTTCCATATGTAGCAACCTTAAGGTCTGTGATGGCGATAGCTTCCTTCTTAGGATATACGCCGCCTACTACCGTAACATCTTCCTGTACCTGGCGATCCATACCTATCGGCATGTCCTTACCGGTACCGGTTACGATTGCGTTCTCGAATCCGATTGCCAGTGCCTCAGACAGGCAGGTCCTGATATAGGAATCAAGCCAGTTAGCGCCGAGCTCAAGCATATCTATAGAGATAGGCATATAAGCTGAGAGCTTGTTCTGAGTCATATCGATCTCACGGAATCCGCTGGCGATTTCTTTTGTGATCTCGCTTTCAAGGGCTCCCCATGTTGCGTTGTCGCCTGCATCCGTGTTAAGCAGGATCTTTGCAAGGCCTGTTACGGATACGGTATCAACTGCAGCAAGAAGCGGATGAGCCTGCTTCATGTCTTCCATAACCTGGGTGATTATGGTAAGAGGGAAGGTCTTGTCTACATTGGTGAGCGCCATCATGGGATTAGATGCGTTTGATGCCTTCATAGCATCGATGACCTTGTTGTAGAAGCTCCTCTCCTCGGATGTGAGCTGACGAACGCCTCTCTGAGCAAGCACTGCCACGTCAGCTGTGTTCTGTACTGATGCAGCTGAGGCTATGATCTGATCGTGGATGTTCTGGAACATCTCCTGAAGTCCGTTCTCGAACTCTTTCTGATTGCCGTTCTGAGCTGCATTTGAGATCTTCTGAGTAATCTCGAGCTGTGTTTCGTTAAGCACATCTTTGTTTATCATTTACTTGTCCCTCCTTTGCCGTGTCCGGCTGATTGATTGTTACTCAGCTTTTCCAAGATTGAAAAAGCCTTTATGCTCCACCCCCGCCGGAATCGGTGAGGTATTTGTGGCTTCGTCTTCGTCCGCAAAGAACATATCTGCTGCTTCTTCTTCGCGTCCTTCGAACATTTCACAGAGCTTATTTGCTGCCTCGGTGAAGTTTTTCATGACATCGATACATCCGTCCATATTGGTGATCTCGATATCGATCGTTGACTTGCGACTGTTTGCAGGTCTCTTGACCGCTTCCATGATTGACATCATGGCATCATTCGCATATACACCCTCTTCAGGCTCATCATCTGATATCTGAGTTGCGAATCCGTACTCGAGAGCTTCATCCGGAGCTATCCAGGTCTCAGCCCTCAGCAGATCCATAATCGCGTCATCTTCCAGATTCACGCCTGCTTCCTTATAGGCGTTGATCACAGCCTCTGTCATCTTCCTTAAGTCCTGAGCATCCTTTTCAAGTTCATCAGCATTGCCGATTGTAGCCATTAGTGCCTGATGCACGAATAAAAGACTTGCGGGCTGCATTATTCTTGTAGTGCCTGCACAGAACACTACGCTGGCAGCACTTGCGGCGAATCCTTCACAGATCGTCGTCACATTTCGTCCTTTTAAGGCGTTGTAGATACCCAGCCCTTCCTTGACCTCGCCGCCATTCGAATTGATGTGTACGGTTATGGCCGCATCTTCGGGAATCTCCTTAAGCTGCTTAACGAGCCCATAGCTTGACATCTCACCGAGCTCTTCCCACGCCCAGGAAGTGATTGCACCAAAGATGTAGATATCTGCCGCCTTTTCTTCAGGACGATACTCGAGAGTATAGTATTTACTCTTCTGATTCTTCATCCTTCTCTTCCTCCTTGTTTTCGTCCCCGGTGGGTTGTTGCACCGGTGCAACTGATTTATCATCTACTCCTTCCAGAAGTTCTTCTGTCGGAGAGTAGTTCTTTGTCATCCAATGCCGCCAAGCCCAGTCTTCATCAATCACATCAAGGCCGAGCCTCATTCTTACGTCGTTCACGCAGAATGCTCCGGAACCTATCAGCTTGTCGATAGGATTGGCCACATCGAATACATCTGTATATTTAACCTTCGCGAGGTTCGGAGTTATGTACGTGCCAGCAAATACCAGCTTTTGATTGTATATTTTGCGGTTCATCTCGTTCGTGATCGCTTCCACGATTGGCTTCACCGGATACGTCATGAACATCTGGAAGTCTTCGTCGGTTGCGCCCTCACTTGTAAGCATCGATGCAGGGATGCCGAATGCCTCGGCTGTATACTCCACTATGTCATCCATCATGTTCTTGATGTCTCGGGATCCTGTCAGGTTTGATTTTGTGCTGCCGCCGGTTGTCTCGGTCTGCTTGAACTCGAAGCCTTCCCACATAGGAAGTACAGCATTTGCTTTGTTGAAATACTGCTTGAACTTCTCATTCACAAGATCTTCGTAATGTTCTTCAAAATCCGCCTGAGCTTCTGCCGTATCTGAGATATTCAGGATTCCTCTTGTTCCCTGCCCTCTTAAGAAATTTCCGGTCGCGCTCTTTATCATCTGACCGTTATTGGCGGCTACTGCATCAAGAGCCGATTTAATATTGAAGCCTGGTAATGTAATGAGCATCACGTCGGATGACCTGAATACTCCAGGATACGACTCACCGCGGATCACAATATCCGTATAGATGTCACCGTCTATGTGTTGAGTCACTGTAAACGCATCAGCTATATATCTGTTTCCTTTGCGGGTCTCAATGATCAGTGCCTGCTGATGCAGGTACAGCTCCGCTATCAGCTGTTGAAAGAAGTCCTGTCGGGTCTGATTCGGATTCGGGTCAAAGTTCCAGCACCAGTATTCGCTTGACTTGACACTGTTGCCGCGTCTTATCGTCTGCCACTCTACAGCCCCGATTGCTGAGCCTATCTTCCTGACTGCGGCCCAAAAAGCCATACACTGGATATACAGTCCGACATCTACTTGAAAACTGCCTTCATCCTCTCCGAGGAAATTTGTAATATTCACATTCCGTCCGACCTGAGTGTTTTCGTCGTCTGTCTTTTTTGTCATCCATCGGAAAATATTGAAAGCCATGTCTACTCCTTAACCTGTGATCATGCCGAGATCCCTTCTCTTGCCTGATCGCCTCTCGATAATCCTGTCTTCTATGGTCATGGCCGCTACCAATGCCATAAAAGGGTCTGTCTTTCTGCTCTTTGCTTCTATCTTTCCATACACATAGTTGCCTATGTCGGCATCCCCTGTCGTTCCGAGCTTGCGTCCGTACCGAATAAGCTTTGTATTATTTGTGGCCCATCTCAGCTCCGGAGCGTCGCCCCAGATGAAGTTATGATTCGCAAACACCGAATCAATGACCGGGGCTACTCTCATAATGTCCGAAGGCCTTACCAGCTTCAGGTTCTTCTTCTCCTTCGGATCAAAGCCGATCTCATTCAGCGCTCTGGCCATGAGTGCATATCGAAAGTCATCTATCGCTATCCCGCGTATCGTGTACACTGTCTTATACCGGGATATGTAGTCTGTGATATATTCCGGATGTATTTCCACATCATCGACCAGCGTGAGGCGTCCCTGCTCTACCCATTCCTTCCACGGACATCTCAGCCGGGGAATGTCTTTCGAGGCTGTACATATCCAGGAATGTGAGATGTCATATCTCTGGTCGCCCTGTTTAAAGTGCATATCTACACTTACCCAGTCGGTAACTTTTGAAAAGTCGATCCCGACCACACAGTTCCATCCGGTAAGGTCCGGCAGCTCCTCATTCGTTGCCTTGATGTTCTCGTAATCCGTGACCACAATCTCGCTGGAACCGTCAGGGAAGTTCATCCTTTTGGTCATGAAGGCCGGCAGTCTTGCGGGGCTCTTTACCCAGTCCCTGTATTCCTTCTCTATCTCCTGACGGAGTGGCTGCAGGTATGGCAGCGATGGGTTCGCTTTTTCCCAATTTGCCGGATCATGCACTTCATCCTTGCTGTCAATTCGGCATATAAAAGGCAGCAACCCGTTATCAGGATCGCCGCCAAAAAGGATTCCTTCTGATGTGTCGAGCAGGTCATCAAGCGGTCCCTCTCTCACATCACCATTCGTTGTAAAATACGACCGCCTCGGATGCGGATGCTTACCGAGGCCGGTTGTAAAGACGTTTATATTGCTGTAGTTTTCATATTGGTGTATCTCATTAAAGACCACTATGCCGGAACGCATACCATCCTTCCCTTTCGGGTTGTTGGTCCTGCCCCGGATCATAGCCTGAGTCTTTGTACACTCGACTGATTCTTTAAGCCAGTGAAAGTATTTCTTAAGCTTCTTTTTCTCCGGCGGGGCGGCACCGTCAAAAGCCGAGACAATATCGAGCACCGGCCGGAGTGCCTGTTCTTCATTATTCGCACAGATATCGACGTCGTATCCTTTGATCCCGTTGAACGGCGATGCAAGCATAGTCGATTCAAGGGCTATGGTTCCGTCCTTCCCAGCTCCTCGACCTATCATGCAAAACAGATCGGGCCAGCGGGGTATGACTGAATCACGATAAAAACAGCAATCGTGAAGCGTCAGGACGAACTCCTGCCAGGGGAATACCTTGTCATATGGGAAGTACTTAGACATCCCGAGGTATTTGTCCGCCAGATCGTCATCGATAAATATGTTTTCGTTGTCAAAACACCATTTTATATGATTGACAAGAGCCTTAATTTCCTTCGATGTTCTTAGCTGTCCGGACTCGACCAACTCCATGAACGGAGTGATGTGCCGGCTGTATTTAGAGGTCGATGTCTTCGTCATCCTCGTCGTCCACTACTACAAGTGACGGCTTAATACCGAGGCTATCGAGGATCTTTGTCATCTGGCCGTTGACCTTCAGGACAGCTGCTACGCTGTCGTTCTGTTTAAACCCGGACTGGCCGCCGCCGTTGTTATAGGCGCAGACCACCCCCCTCTCTTTTATATCCTCGAATAGAGAGTTCTTCGTGTCCCAAAGATTCATGTAATCTTCGATAAGATCAAGATAGTACCTGCTGGTGTTGCCGTTTTTTCTCAGTTGCTCTTTCAGATCATTTTTTATGGTGTTTCTATTTATTTTTCCCTTTTGCTTCATCTCAGACCACCCTTCACGCGAAAAAGTGCTTTTTCTTAAAATGTCGAG